CCAAGTCATCTGATGTGAACTCGCCATCAGCCTTTTCATCATCTATACCAGCGTTGAATTCTGAGCGTGGGAAACCAAAAAGAATCTGTTGGAACGCAGGACCATCTTGTGGCTCTGGGCGCATACCGCGGTCATCAAGTAGCGGTTTAATAGTTGAGCCATCCAAAATCTGGAAGCCTCTAATTTCGCCACCTACAGTTACTTGTGGCCATATTGCCCAAGCATCCAATACATCTATTTCTTCGATTGCCATATTGAGCCAGTCAATAAAAGACAATCCGTTTTGTGGGTCTGGTGTTTGCCAGAACTTCTTTAGCCGACCAATTTCAGGCGATAACTTTTCGCGGGCTTCTGCAAGCGCACTTAGGTGGTCTCCACCTGATTCCGAGATAATCATTTCGCTAGCGGCTTCGCTAAGGACAATATCCCACTTAAGTCCAGTTAGTTTTGCTTTACGCACTTCGATGCAACGGCGAACAATGTCAATCTGGTCAGCGGCGGCGCGTAAAGTCTTGAAAGGGATTAGACGGTTGTCATTAACATTGATGTTTTGAGCAACTTGGAATTCATAACGGCGTGGGTCAGGGCGTCCAGTATCAGGACGAAGTGGGTTGATGGCGCCCGGGATAATTGGAAGTCCGGGAGCAAAAGGAACGCTAGCAAGTAGTGGGTTGCGATATAGCGGATTACTTACATTTCCGTACTGCTGTTGTGCGATTCCTGCGTTCTGAGTCATTTCACGCATTGACATTACTGAACCATTACCATCAGCAACAGGAGCCTTAGCGATTTGCGTAGCCAAACGCTGTATTGCTTTGTCCCATAGACCCATGTATTTACGCTCCTATTGGTATTGTATTCCTATGAACTTAGTAGAGAAGGCAGTCAAAAACGGTGGCAAGTTGGCACCTCTTATCATATCCCACGGATTGACCTCAGGTACAGGCTTGATGAATCCTAGCGTGTTTGTAGATAATGACGGGGATATTCTTGTGAATCTTCGCCATGTCAATTACACGCTATACCACGCTGAAAACGAACAGCGATTCAATAGCCGTTTTGGTCCATTGTCATATCTGCATCCTGAGGCAGACCAGCGACTTGTGACCGAAAATTATCTTTGCCGTCTTAATAAAGATTTAGAAATGACGGACTATGCCCGAGTCGAAATGCAGGCTTTGCACGAACCCATCTGGGAATTTGTTGGGCTGGAAGATGCTCGTCTAGTCCAATGGGAAGGTCGTTATTTTCTAATTGGCGTTCGCCGCGATACCACCACCAACGGCGTTGGTCGGATGGAATATAGCGAAGTCAAAATCAACAAAGAGCATTGGACTGTCAACGAAGTCAATCGCAAGCGCATCTCGGCGCCAAGTCCAGACGATTCGTATTGCGAAAAGAACTGGATGCCCATAACGGACAAGCCGTGGAAGTTTATTAAATGGACAATGCCTACCGAGATTGTCTACAACCATCCCGATACCAAGAATAATACGACCCAAGTGGCTCTGATTCAGACTCCACCACCGCCTGCCGACCAACGAGGTGGCTCTCAGATTATTAAGTGGGGCAGTATGTATATCTGTATTACCCACGAAGTCAATTTGTTTAAGAACTATCTAGGGCAAAAAGATGCCATCTACCGCCACAGACTAATCATGTGGGATTCCAAGTTTAACTTTGCGGGTGCCAGCCAGCCGTTTAGTTTTCTAGACGCTCGAGTGGAATTCTGTGTAGGCGCGGCGGTGTCAAAAGGTGACCTTTTGTTGACTTTTGGATTCCAAGACAATGCGGCGTTCATACTCCGTGTGCCAAAACTGGTGGTTGAGGACTTAATAGTGGAGGCGTTGCAGTATGAACACAATATCTAATCTCATAATCGAACTGTCTAAAGACCCGTTCAACCCAGACATTAACTTTGATGTGGCTGAGGAATACCTACGCAACAACCAAACCGCAAGCGCCATATCGTTCTATTTGCGGTGCGCCGAGTATGACAACGAAGGTTCTACTTTGGGCTATGCGTCGTTACTTCGGATGGCGCAATGTTTCGATAACCAAAAAGGTCGCGAGTGGTCTGTAACCAACTGTCTGTTGCAGGCTATGGCTCATGACGATACCCGCCCAGAGGCATATTGGCTATTGTCTCGATACCATGAAAATGCTGGCAATTGGATGGAGGCTTACGCTTACGCAACCGTAGGTCTAGGCTGGACTCACGGTAACGAGGACTTGCCTATTGACATTGGATTTGCTGGCGAGGTTTCCCTCTTGTTCCAGATGGCTATATCCGCTTGGTGGATAGGTCGTAAGCAAGAATCCATTGACCGCCTTAAGGCGCTATTGCAACGAGATGACTTACCGAATATCTACCGCGTATCCGTAGCCGAGAATCTAGGAAAATTAAATGCAGAATAAATTATGTTTTGACATTGGCGCCAACCGCGGTGATTTTACTGTCGCGGCGTTACAGCAAGGCTATCGAGTCATTGCTCTGGAGCCTGCGCCCAAAGTCTTTAGCGAATTGGTTAAAAACTTTATCTATAACCCTATGGTTACCCCGCTAAAGTTTGCCGTAAGTCAATCGGACTTTAAACGAATCGAGTTCTTTGAAGCGGATGAAGATGGGTTGTCCACCATCAACGAGGACTGGCTAACCAAAGAATCCATGCCATATGCGGGTAAGTCTTATCGGACTATTGCCGCTACTACCATCACAATTGACGAATTAGCCAATATGTACGGCGTTCCAGACCTCATCAAGATTGATGTAGAGGGAGCCGAGTGGTCTGTGTTTAAGGGGTTATCTTCCAAGATGGGCATGATTACCTACGAGTGGACTAATGTGACCTTAGAACAGCACCAACAGCAACTAGAGTACCTTCTAGCGGGTGGTTACACGCAGGTATCTGCACAGTTTATTGAGCATCATTGTCAGATTCCCGACAAGTGGTATAACTTAGAGAACTTTGACCTTCTAGCATGGGTGGAAAAGAACGCTCCATTGTGGGAAGGCGGGTTTTGGAAGGCTAGCGGTCTGCGCCCAACGGCAGATGTAGGCATGGTCTGGGTTAGATAACCCTAAAAACTTTTTTGAGGAAACGCCGTAGAGGTGTTTACAAGTGGTACTTTCCGTATAGATTTATCCTATAACTTAATAACCCACCCAAACTCAGGAGGCAAAAAATGGCACAAATCAATATCACTTACAAGGCATTCAAGGATGTCGCTCGCGAAGGCACAGAAGGCATTACAACGGCATCATTTAACTTGGATGGCGTATGGAATCAGGTATCAAATAATTTGCTTATGGATTCCATCTACAAGGCTACAAATCTTCAGGAAGAACTTTCAGAATTCGGCGCCGCATCAGTCGAAATCGAACTTTGGAATACCATCAAAAATGCTCTTCCATCCAACCGCACTCATACTTCATTATCTGTAGGCGATGAAATTCAAATCAACCGCTCATACGCTGCTATTGGTAATCAAGATGGTCCAACATACCGCATTGCGGATATCGGATTCGAATTGGTAGGTGCATAATCATGGCAAATACTACAATTAAATGCGAACACGCTAATTGCAATTCACAAGGCTGGGATTCTTATACAATCGGTGGCGAGATTTATATTGAATGCGTAACTTGCGAACGCAGAATCGAAGGCAATTTTCAGGTTGCTTTAGATGGTTGGATTGAGCGTATCGCAAAAGTAGGTGCATAATGCAAAAAATTGTTAAACCATCTCAGGCGGTCATGGATTTTAATCGCTTGGAATTCACCTATAACCGAGCAACATCCGAGAAGTTGGAACGCAAGGTTCTAGACTTTTGGATTTCTTACTATCAGCGTCGCTTGGATGAGATAGCCAACTTGCACAATATGGATGTGGAAGACCTTATTAAAGATTGGCTAAAGTGGCGGGCTGAATCCAGAAACTTAGATAACTAGGGTTTCTGCTTCCTCGGTAGTTAATGGCTCGCCTGCTACCAATTTAGCCTTTGCAGATGCTTTGAGTGCATCCTTAGCCGCTTGTGCGGCATCTTCCTCAGCCTTGCGTGTAGCCGCTTCAATAGCATCTAGTTCACGCTGTTGGATTTCTTCGGCTGTAAGGTCAACATATTCCTGTGTGCCTTTTGCAAGGTCTACGATTAACTTCTTAGGTGTATCTGTCATTTTATTCTCCAATGATTACAACGTGAGTAGGGTCTGAGCAATTCCAGCGGCAAGTTTCTTCGTCAAATGTAATTGATTCAGGATGGCACTCAGGCTGTGGTGCAATAAACGCATCGCGTACAGGGTCAAATGTGTATCCAATACCTGCGTAGTTTTTGCGGATAGTCGCGTTATATGAGGTTTGAATCCATAGACCGCCAAGCCCTAACTCGTTAGCAAGGAACTCTTGACCTCTATGCTCTTGTTCATTGGGTACAACTAATACGCGAGTAACAATATTGTTCTCGTCAATCTCTGCAAAATGTGCCATTTATATCTCCTTATGCAATCGTGTATCTAATAATAACAATGCCTGAACCGCCGTTTGATGCAGTTTCACCTGTTTCGTGCGGCGCGCCACCGCCACCAGTTCCCGATTGACCTTGTTGTCCTGCAACACTAGAAGTTGCACCGCCACCATATCCGCCTGAACCATTGGCATCTCCACCGCGACCACCAGCACCACCAGCCAAATAATATGTTCCTGAAACATTTTGACCTACGCCAGTTGCTACACCCCAAGATGAATAAGTAGAAATACCAACACCACCATTACCGCCAATACGACCATTTGTGCCTGAGTTATTTCCACCAACTCCACCAGCACCACCACCACCAGCACCACCGGCATTTGATGGAGTATTTGTTATTCCACCAGCATAACCTTGTCCTGAAGTTGCAGTACCACCTGAATGAGAATTAGAAGTTCCGTAATCTCCACCAGCGCCACCACCTGAACCACCTGAAAGTCCATTTACTGCGCCGCTAGTTCCGCCATATCCACCGCCACCACCACCAACTGAAGCAGTTAAAGAAGCAAATTGTGAATTTGCTCCGCTAGTACCTGATGATGTGTAACCTGTTTGACCAGCGCCACCAGCACCTACTGTGCAGGTATAACCTGTTGCGCTTAATGATTGTGAAGAATAATAAGTAACGCCGCCGCCACCACCGCCGCCGCCAACTTGACCACCACCGCCCCCACCACCACCCGCGACAACAAGTGCATCGCAAGTTAAGTTAGTAGCAGGTACAAACGCACCTGTTGTAAGGAATGTGTGATACCAATAAGTTCCATCAGTAGTGATGTTTCCACCGCTAGCCTTTGGAGCGATAGCAGGTGTAGTGCCTACTGCGGCTAGGCCGTATAGTGAGAAGGTGCTGTATTGAACGAAGTTGCCTGAGTTTGGCGTAAATACCAAAGATGTTATTGGGCTTGTCGTTGTATCTAAACCTGCAATCATACCCATAATAGTCGCTGTTGCATTATTTTCGCCAACAACATCTACTGAATAAGATTTAGCATTGCTTGAAGTATAGTTTGGAAAATATGCTTCTAATGATGCAAATGTATTTGCGGTGTAAGCAGATGTTTCAATATATCCAGCAAAAGCATCTGAACCACTACCTGAATAAGCGGCTGTTCCTGTATCTGTGTAAAGAGAACGGCGAGATAAACCTGTAGTGTCTCCATTAGGCTGTATCTTTAAAAGTATTTGAGATGCGTCTCAGCGAATACTCATAACTACTTTCAAATCAGTATAACCCGATTGCGGAATGTTGCTGAATGTAACTGATGCCGCTGATGCGTTA